ATTTTTATGATAAACTTGATGAATTTACTACAGATGCAAATTATTTTTGGCAAATTGATAAAAATAGAAAGTTAAATTTATATACATCACTAGGAATTGATAAAACATATTATGAAATAAATTCAGATATTAATGTAAATAAAACTTTATCTATTACCAGTAGTGGTGAAATTTATAATTATATAGTAGCTAAAAATACATATATAGATGATTCGGATATAGAGCATAGTATAATAGCTGAAGCTAAAGATTTAAACTCTATATACAAGTATGGAGTTTTTTCTAAAGAATTAGTTGTAAATGATATAAGGTTACAAAGTACATTAGATAAATATGTAGAAGATGAATTAAATAAATGTAAAAATCCATTAATATCAATTTCTTTAAATGTATCTAATTGTGATACTTTTAATATTTTTGATGTTGAGGTTGGTGATAATATTAGCTTGATTTTAAAAGAAATATCATTAAATACAGAGATAAAAATAATAGAGTTTACAATTGATTGTAAAACAGAAACTATGAATATAGAACTTGGAAATTGTATGTTTAGAGAAGAATCACCTAAAGTATATAGATTTTAAAGGAGGGGGAAAATGGTAAAGCTATATCCAGTTGAGTTTAATATAGATAATGAAGAAGCAACTAGATATTATGTTGAAGATGTTATACAAATGGATTCAAAAACTCATGTTGAAAAAACTATTTATGCTGATAGTTTTAGAGTTTCAGCATTAGATAGTCCAGATCTAAGTATAAATGTTAGCACTGGTCAATGTAGTTTTGAAGGAAAATTTCTAGCTTCTGATACTACTGAAAATATAAAAATAACTGCTAATACAACAACATTTAATAGATATGATTTAATTGTTGCTGATATGAGTACTGGAGAAATTAAAGCATTAAGAGGACAGCCAAGTGCAAATCCAACAATTCCAACAGCTAATAGAAATCAAATTCTATTAGCTAAAATTTTAGTTGGTTCACAAGTCCTTAGTATACAGCAAAGTAATATTGAAGATTTAAGATTTAAAACAAAGGAGCAATATAATATAGAAGCTTTAGATAGAACGGTATTTAATATTTTATCTAAACTTCAAGATAAGTTAGAAATTGTAGTATCTGAAACATTACCAGCTATAGCAGAAAGAAAACAAAATACTATCTACTGTAAAATAACAGATAAAGTGAATAGTGGTACTGGTGGAAATGTAACAATAAGGGTTAGTCCAAACTTAGGAATAAAAGTTTAAAAGGAGATAGAAAAATGGCAAAGAAAAAAGTTCAAATACAATTATTAAACGAAAAAACAGGAGCAGTTATAGAAGATGTAGATCCACTTACTTCCGCTGATGCAGTTACCTTTACTGATGGGGAAACATTTCAACAAAAATATGATAGTGGAAAATTAAGAGGACAAACTGGAGCAACTGGCCCTAAAGGCGAAAGAGGACTACAAGGTGTTCAAGGCCCTGCGGGAGTCCCAGGGGCTAAAGGGGAAACTGGGGCTAAAGGGGCAAATGGAACAACATTTACGCCTTCAGTTAGTTCTGCAGGAGTTCTATCATGGAGTAATAATGGTGGTTTAAATAATCCAACTAGCGTTAACATTAAAGGCCCACAAGGAGAAAGAGGAACTACTGGACCTCAAGGGCCACAAGGGGTTAAAGGAGATGCTGGGGCGCAAGGGCCTAGAGGTTTACAAGGAGCAACTGGCCCACAAGGGCCGAAGGGCGACAAAGGAGATACAGGTGAAACTGTTAGAGTAGGAACTAGTTACGATACGGCTCAACCAGTTAAATTATTTTTTAAATTAGTAACTTAAAAGGAGGGAAGTTTATGGCTATAAATAAAATAGAAATTCAAAGTGCAAATGGGGATATTTATTACCCACACACAAGTGCAGATGTAGTTAAATATAATAATAATAATACTGTTAGTGCATTTTTAAAGTTTTTAGATGATAAATTTAACAACTATTTACCTTTGGCTGGTGGGACTATAAGTGGAAATATATTATGCAAGACTAATAATTCATCAAAACTTGGTTCATCTACTGCAAGATTTCACACTATATATACAAGCACACTTGATTTAGGAAACTCTACTGGAATTTATTCCACAGGGAATTATATATTAGCATTAATGTGTGGCAGACAACAGAGCGGAGAGGCAGGAGAAATATTCTTTAGCCATAATGGGACAACTTATCACTTTGAACCGAAGTGGTCGGGAGATGTTGCATTAGCGCAAACAATTGGACTAGGTAGAAGTAATAGAAAATGGAGAGATGTATGGTCACACGCTGGTACTCTGCAAACATCTGATATTTCCATGAAAGAAAATATTAAAAAAGTAGTTTCAGAAGATGATGCGGCAATGACTAGAGAGATTTCTTCTGAAGAAGTGTCTAGTATATCTAGTGATTCTATATTAGAAGCCGTAAAGAGTATTCAGCCTATAACATTCAACTACAAAGGTTCGAGAGATATTATGCTTGTTGCAGAAGGCGATGAACAAGATGAATATGCTCAAGTTGGGAAACAGTTAGGTATATCTGCCCAAGAATTAGAAAAAATTGACCCTATTTTGTTCGAATACATTGGAGTCAAAACAGAAACCGTAAATGAAACAGGTGAAAAAGTGCCAAGTTATTCCATTAAAACATTGGCTTATTCAAACATGATACTGGTTGCATTACAGGAAGAAATTAAATATAGAAATAAACAGATAGAAAATTTAGAAGAAAAAATAAAATTATTAGAAAAGAAAATTGACGCTTTAGCTTCTTAGGGGGTGGTTAGAATGGCTAAAGATTTAGCAAGTTTACCGTCTTATGTAGGTTCTCGCTCAGAGCGATTTTTAGATTTTATAGCTGGAAGGAGTACAAATTTAAATACACTTCCAGTTCCAAATTCTCGTATAGAGGAATACTTAGAATTTTTGTGCTATAACGGTATAGGAAGTGGAGGAAATAATACTAATGCTTTAACAAGTGTTAGGATATCTAGTGATGGGAATAGGTATGAATTTATTGATAGTTCTGGTGTGGTTAGAGGGACAATTAACTTTATGACAGATCAAGAAGTTCAAAATATTAAAAATTTATTTAATTAAAGGAGAGAATTTATGTCAGATAATATAGTAAAACATAGTCAGCTACACGACATAGCTGGCGATTTATGGACAAAAGCAAAAAAAAGAGATATTGAAAAGTTTGAATACGACTCAAATACTAAAACAATAAAGGGCAAAAGCGATAGCAATGTTGATTTAAATATATCAACTCAATTAACTAATATGGCTGTTGTTGACCAAGAGAATAGATTTACACAAGATAATGTGTTTACAAAAGTATACATAGATGATATATCAACTACTTTAGGAATGGATATACCAGATGGAGGAGATTTAGGGCACTCTATAAATGCACAAAATAACACTAGAAGATATGGGAATAGAAATATGTCTACTGGAAAAAAGGGGGCACATGTAGATAAAATAGTAATCCCTATGAGCAACGGAATGACAGTAGGACGTAATGCTACTCCATTAACAGTATGGGCAGTAGAAAAAGGAGAAACAAAAGCAAGAGATGTACTTATTATGACACCTATTGTCGATAGAGTAGAGTTACAGGTAAAAGGTGAAAATTCTCCTTTTCCATCTTCTATAACAGCTACATATCCAAGATACGTAGAACATACTATAAATCAAACTTTTGATAAAGATGTTTATTTTGTTTATACTTTTGTGGACCATGGTAATTGCATAGCAAAAAGAAATTTACCTGTATCGCCAGATCATCTTTGTATAGAGGAGTCTACATTTAACACTGAAAGTATAATAGCTTCACATCCTTGTGATAAATATGGGGTTCATCTTATCTACATGACTAAAAAAGTGGATATTAAAGATTTAATAGTAAATGGTGGAACTGTTAAAAAGGTAAATGACCGACTACCAGATTCACAAGGTAATGTTACTATAAATGCAGAACATATCAAGATAGATGATTCATCTTCAGCAAATACTGTAAAAGCAGAAGTTGAACTGAAATTAAACAAGAGTGATGCTGAAACTCTATACGTTAAAAAAGATAACACTACCAATACTGGTGGCGTAGAAAATCAAAATAAAGTTGTTAAATTAGGACCAGATGGCAAGCTAAATGCCAGTATGTTACCATATATGACAGAGACAGAAGTAAATGAAATAAAAAGATTATTCACATAAACGGAGGCAATATGAGTATAGCAAGTTTTGAACAATTAAAAGATATTACTCAAGACCTATGGCGAAAAGCTAAAGCAAAAATAGAAGCTATTGCCAATGATTATGTTAGTAAAACATTGCCTAATAATGTCATAGGTGAAACTGTTTTTAGTGATGGACATATAGAAGGTGCTACATTAAATTATTTTAATAATAAAAATTCACAAATGCACATAGGTAATGGGACTGGTGATTGCTTTGGAGTTCCTAATAATTCAGTTAATGCTGGTATTCATGTTGGAAGAATTGCATTAGCAGTAAATCCTAGCTTAGTTATTGGGAGCAATGTAAATAGTGTTGTAGCATTAGCAGTTAGAAAAAGAAATAATGAAGTAATGGAAGTTATAACTAGAGATAGTCAAGCTAAAGTTTACAAAAATCCTTACAGAAGTATTACAGCCGATAAGATTATCTATATAGATATAAACAAAAAATTTAGCGAGGAAGTTTATTTCGTAATTGGGTGTAATGGACTTCTATGGAATACAGATACTCCACCAAATAGAGCCAATGTATATGGGTCTAGTACAATACCAGCAGTTGGCGACAGATTAACAATAGCAGACTACGGGTATTCGGGAAGATTTATTCTTTTCACAGGCAAAACAAGTTTTGAAGAGCTTGTTAGTCAAAAAAATGATAGCGTAAGCAAAACAAAAGATAATATCTTAGTTGGTAAAACAGTTCTTCAAGATGGATATATAGACGGAGAATTATATTCATACAATAATCCTAACATTGCAGGGGCAGCAAGTGGCAACAGTATATACTCTGGAACAAACAACAAAATCATACAGAGCAATCAACATGTTACTTCAATCATTATTGCTGTAAATAATGATTTAGAGTTAGGTGCGACAGTAACTGGAGTAAATATCGGTGTTGTAAGGCATAGCGATAATCAAGTTATGGAATATATTGTGCAAAACGGAACAGCTACCGTAGTAGAAAACAATTACCCACAAAGAATTAACGCTACTAGAGTTATTAATGTTCTTGTAGATAAAAAATGGGCTGAAGATGTTTACTTTATTGTAGGTGCTAATGGAATGCTTTGGGGTGAAGCAAGATATACACCTGGAGTTAGTACAGCTACAGGCGGAACTAGGTTACCAAATGTAGGTAGTACAATCGGCAACTTGAATAGAACTAACTATGTAGGTAAAGTTATTGCTTTAGGAAGTAATATCAGTCTTAATACAATAACTAGCAAAGTTGATGTAGCTGATATTGGTAATGAAGCTAATAAAATACCACGTGTACTGCCAAATGGAAAACTTGACCCTAGCATACTTCCACCTGAGCAAAATGGTGGAGTACGTACTGTTAATAACCAATCACCTAGCTCAAGTGGGAACGTAACTATATATTCAGATAACATTAATATTAATAGCAGTACAAACCAAACTATAAAACAAGCTTTAGATGAAAGAGTTCATAAAAATCAAGATAATACATTTACAAAACATAATAGTTTCAATGACTATAGCCCAACTGTCTATAGATTGTTTACTAGAAAACATATCAATAGTAATGCTACAGGAAATACTGAAGCATATCCTGTTAATACTTACTTTGCTATATTGAATGAAAAATATACAGAGAATAACAAACAAATATCTCATATACTTATTCCAATTAAGAATTCACAAGTTGGAGATGTTCTAGATATATCATTCTTTACTTTTAATAATAATAATCAAGTAAATTATATTGAAAGTTATACAAGAAGATGTACTGTAATAGATGAGGAAATATTAGGGCATAAATGTGCAAAAATTCAAGTCAATAGAAGTTCTGGTACATCAGGTATAGGTTTTGGCTTTATGAATATGACACACAGTATTAATGGAAGACAACTTGGAGTTGCTTGTATAAGAAATACAGCAGGTGGCAATAAAATATGGTCGCAAACATATTCTCCAAGAGATGGACAAACTTTGAGTGCTAATACTAATGCTACTATAGCATATAAGATTTGTTATGAAACAACTTCTGAATTGGTAACAAGATTTGAATTAGAAAATGTTACTCAAATGTACCCTCGAATGATAGGAGAAGTTAAACATTTAGTATATGACTGTGGAGATAGTTTTGAAGACGGAAATAACACATGGTTAAGAGTAAATGGACAAGCTATATCTAAAACGGAATATCCAGCTTTGTTTGACAAGATGAATACATCAGATGATTTAGAAGAGTTACAATTGTTACAAGTTGATGATAGAGTTGGTTATTATTACATTTGTGTAAAATAAATGGGGTGTCGCACTAAAAATTT